TGCTTCCACCACAAAACCCAATAACTGAAATAAAGTAGAGTCCGGGCCTTTAAAAGGCAAAGGCATCAGACTGTCTCGTATGGCACCACCGGGAGCGTCTATATCCCGAAATTCTCCGGGCTGAATTGGCTCAGAATCGTCCCTAATCCGTAGGCCACGGGCCTTGAATCCGGCGGGGAGGTTGCTGAGAGTGCCAGCATCTATAAGCTGGCGAAGGGCCGCTGTAGCGGTACGCGAAAGGCCCCCAATGGTGTGAATAAGCCCGAGTCCGTAAAAACCAAAACCGGGCAAAAACTTATAATGAACAAAATATTGAATCTTGCGTTGAAGATCGTCGTCTTCGTTGTAATTCCGTCGAATAGCTAATACTTGACCATTATCCTCGGATATTGTTACAACATAAGGAACCTTAATACCTGTTGGCTCACCTTCTTCGTCAACTTCTTCAAAACCCGCTAAATCAAGGTCTACATGACATTCCAGCAGGGTACAATCGTAATCTATGTTAGACGCCTGCACGCCTTCAATACGGTTGATTTCACTGCCTATTGCCGTGTGGTCCTCGGCTTGGGAGGGCAATACATCTACATCAAGATAAAAGCCCGATAATTGCTTTTTACGCAAATCGTTCAAGGGCATCTTTAATACTTGCGTAACATTCGGACAACTTTCAATGTCGTTAGCTTCATACGGCACAACCAACTGTTCTGCCGGTACAAACTTACTAACCGCCCTGTCTAAGGTTTCATCATAATAAACCTTTTTAAAGGTGGAACCCGCCAAGGGCAGATAAAACAACATCTGATCGAATTCCGGCGTGTATTCTTCCATCACATTCGTGATGTAGTAATTCATAAATTCCTTGACACGCTTTGCCTGATCTTCTTTTTCCTTGGACTTTTCACCCATGACCGCTGTTCTTACCGGTCCTCCCGCAGGCAAAAGTTCGTTAAATGCCTGCGCCTGAAATTGTGTCGCGGCTTCTGCCAATAAAGGGTGTGTTACGCCCGTCGCACCCCTAAACGGCTGAGTTCGGTCTTCATAAGTAAAACCAAGCAATTCAAGACCGTTCGCATACGCATCTTCCCAATCTTTTCTGGAAGATTTGTTGGATTCAAAATCCCCTAAAAGTTCCGACGCAATCGCACCAAGGTCGCCATCGTCCAATTCCTCGGCAAGGTTTCTGAAAAAGTCGCCTTCATCAACGTCCTCCATAGCAGTTGGATCAAAGTCAACAATAACGCCACCGTCTTCTATTTCTTCTACCTCAATGCCTTCTGGTAATTCAGGTTGACCACCCACAAGTGTACCGGGAGCCGCGATCTCTATATCAAGCTCCAGGTCTTCTGCCGAGTCGTTCGTACTTCCCTGACGTGCCATTAAGGAAGCTAACGTTGCTTTGTCTCCATTTGCCATGTAATTCCCTCCGAACCTCCTATGCTACAGCACCCTAGTACATATTCCTAGCAATGTGCGCTAAAGATTCAACACCGCCCCCATAGCGATAAGCTCCTGTTCCACTTGCCACGTTTATAGGCACTTGCTGTCGTTGTGTCCGGGTATACAAGTCGCTGGCATCTCCACGGGTTCCGGCTTCCGCTTGACCCGACATACCGGCTCCGCCAATTACCGCCGCTGTTGCTGCCCCGCCCATTATCGATGCTTTTCCTACGTTGTCAGGGTCAAACGCCGCATCTTTGTGGCGAATTTTTGAGGGGTCGTTGACAGCGTATACGGTGCCCCCTTCTGTTCCGTAGCGATCAATAAATTGTGCTTTTCCTTCGGGGGTTTGTTCCGCCGCTTCCGACATTCTTTTGTGATGTGGTCCCATGTCCTGAACCCGGTCTATTTGAACGCCTGGATACCCTTGTGCGCGTGCGGCTGCTGCAACATCGTCTGTAGAACTAACCTCATAACCTTCGCTTGTTGGTTGCCTAGTTTTTGGGTCATATCGTCGAAAGTTTTTCTCTGCGCCTAATGGTGCCCCTTCAATCTGTTGGTGGTGTTTTCCTGCTGCGTCTACTTTGGGAAAATCCCCAACGTCTACATGCAGTTCGTAAAGTTCATTTGGGGATCTTTCCGAATAATAACTTGCTCCAATTGGTCGATCTTTCGCTATAAAAGTAGCACGGTCGTTCACGATCCCTGAAGCCTGCATGGTAGGATGCTGTCGTGGATCAAATTCGGTAATTCCTTTCGGACCACTGTGATATCCCAACCGGGAATCTTTCTGTTGCTGTAAGCGACGGGCTGTTCTGGATTCTAAATCCATCGCTAATTCGCCGGAGGCAATCTTACGCGCTGTATTTTCCGGGTAGCCTTTTTTAATTAAATCATCGATGCGGGGTGCCATCCAACGCATGGCTGCGGCACGGCCCGGAATTAACGCACCGAGCCCTGCTAAATCTGCTGCCGCTAACACGGTGTCCACGCCCGTGGGGTCCACGTCATACGCAATACGTTCTAAATAAGGGGCAATTCCTGTTGTTGGATCTAAAAATCCTAATTTAGACCCGAATGTGCGCAAACCCTGCGCCGCTTGCGCCAAACGAGGATATTTGGGGGCACTTGCGTAATGGGTGGGCGGGTTAGCCATAAAGCGTGGACATCACACCTGTCTGCATATCTGGATCAAACGCCATCTGCTTGCGAACGACACGCTCTTCCATGACATACTGGTTGTCCCGTGGGTCGCGGACCGTGCGCTCTGTTACGGTGACATCGCCGCCTTGGTTTAGACTAGCAACAAAATTAGGTTGACTGTACGTTATGGGGCTTGCTGAAATCATGGCGTTTTGTTTTTCCCGTAACTTTCTATTCATACCAAGAAAGCCGTCACTTTGCGGTAAAGAATATCCGTACATAGCCCCTAGTTCTTCGACCGTGATTCCTTGATCTGCCGCCATTTGTTCCCGCATCTTTTTAAACATATTAAACGGTCCATCGCTCGCAAAAAGTTTTTCGACGCCCCTTTGCTGTCGCATTTCTTCGGGGGACAAACTAGCTGGAGTATCAATCTCGACTCTCGGGGCGATAGTTCCCCCGCCTTGATTCATATACACGGGCATTGTTCCACGTGGAACATTCATTGCCTGTTGTGCCAGCATTTTATTCACTGTGCCAGCGCGTCTTTGCAAAAAGGATTCTATGCCTTGGCCCGTGACTTGTGAATCCACGTCGTTGTACAGGGACGCTACACCGCCGCCCTCGGCAAACAAGCCTTGTGCTTTTAATTCATCTCTTTTTTGTAGGAGAGTGGGACCGCCTTCGACTCCAGTGTCAAAAGCCGCATCATACCGGCGTCGGTCAAAGGAGTTTAAAAAAGCAGCTTGTTCTTCGTTCAGGGTTCCTGCGGCAGCTTTGTTAAGCAAAAACCGCATGTTACCTAATTGTTGTTCGTCGTGCAGCCCCGGCGAATTTTGATCGAAGGAAGATTGATATCCTGCTAACGCGGCAGAACCCGTGTTTATATTAGTTGAGGGTGTTACAAGCGTATTACCCATACCGCTAACACCAATGTTGTCTGATCCGGGGTTGTACTCTGGCTGTATGGCTGCTTGATATGCCTGCAACGCATTCCACTGTTCTTCTGTCATAGCAGTCTTTGGCATGTTCGTTGTTCGCAAAAACTCTAGGCGTTCTGGCTTAGATTGCCCCAATACCTTGTCTTGCGCTAAGTCCAACAAGTAATCAAGGTTCAGGTTGCGTTCTGTTGCGAATTCTGAAGCAGGTGGGGGCGGACCACCACCATCACCACCACCACCATCATCACCACCATTAGGGCGGAGTGGTGGATCTACTATTAGTTCTGGCTCATCGGGACGAACGATAGAAGGTGTCCCACCTTCTGGCGGAATGTACGGATATCGAGCGGAATGTAATTCCGCGACATTCGTGTACGGATCGGTTGTTTCATATGCCCCATACGGATTGTATGTGTCATAAATGGACCCCGGATCGGGGCGGTAAGTCACATCCTCTGCTGTGTATTCCGGCTGACCGTAATACGCACGAATAGTTTGCGGTTCGGCATCAAAAAGAGACGTTTCGGGGTTGTAAAATAAATTTACACTAGGAGACGCCGACTCGCCACTATACCGGCTAGAGTTCTGGTTAAGAATATTTTCCGGTAGCTGCGCTATTTGTTCGGCGTTTAACCTGTT